TGAGTCAACAGACTTCCTTAATTTAAAACCAGATCGTAAAAAAATGTTAAAAGAAAATATGATTTGGTGTAATAAAATCTATAAAGAATACACAAATGAAGATTAAAAATTTAGACCGTTGGTCTGATGATGATTACTATCCAAAAAGACAAAAAATTAAACGTACAAAACCTCGTAAAAATGATTTGGATGGGTTAAAAAAGAGTCGTACGTTTAAACCAACTAAAAAATAATATTATGGCTTACGAAAGACAAGTACAAATAGCAATAGATAGATTAGATCAATCTTTAGCTAGATTAAGAGACTTAATTAAAAGAGGCGAAAACCCAGCCGCTATTCGATTTATGGAAGAAGGTGAATTAAAAGAACGTTTTGGAGAACTTCAAAATATGATTACTATATCTCAAACAGGTAATTATGGTGCTAGAGGAGTTCAAAATACACGTCCACTTTAAAAAATAAAAAGGTTATGTTATCAGCAGAAAAAATCCAATCAAATTGGGATCGTTATTTAAATGAAATAAAAACTAATATATCTAAAGAACGAACAAATATATTAATTCCATTTATGGAAAAATATAAAGAACGTTTTATGATGATGCCAGCAGCAGCTAAAAATTGGCATCACTCAGCATTTGCTGGTGGTTATGTTGATCATGTTTTACGTGTATATGATTGTGCAAATGAATTATATAAAACGTGGAGTAAAATGGGTGGAGACGTATCTACATACTCTGTTGAAGAGATGCATTTCGTTGCTTTATTTCATGATTTAGGTAAGATGGGTCAACAAGAAGGCGAATATTACCAATTAAATGATTCACAATGGCATATTGATAAATTAGGTCAAGTATATAAATTTAATACTGATATACCTGCTATGAAAGTACCAGAACGATCTTTATTTTTATTACAAGAAATTGGTTGTAAAGTAACTCAAAATGAATTTATTGGTATTAAAATACATGATGGTTTATATGATGAATCAAATAAGTTTTATTTTATGTCTAGTATGAAAGAAACTAAATTAAGATCTCATTTACCATTATTAATGCATCAAGCAGATCATATGGCTGCTCAAATAGAATATGAAATATGGAATAACGCTACAGATGCAGTACCTAAAACTAGTAAACCTAAAAATGCTAGTAAAGGTGATAAAACATTAAGAGCAGCTAAAAAAATAAACACTGATAATAATCCAAACTTATCTAAAGCAACAATAGATGTTATAGATTCGTTTTTTAAAGATTAAATATGATAACACTTAGTATTATATTAGCAATAGTATTAACAACTTCTTTTTTTGTAATTAGAAATTTAATTATTAAAAATGAAAGATTAGAAGATTTTATTTCTAAACAAAGCGAAGCAATTACAGCTTGTGATAAAAGATTACAAGAAATTGATGATAAAGGTGTATTTTATGCCGATGATCAAATAGGTTGGTTTTTTAAAGAAATACAAAAAATACAAGAAGCACTAAATGAATTTACATTAAAATAACCCTTAAATGTCAAATGAAAATAAAAAAGAACCGGCTACCACCGGTTCTCTTACTCCCGAACCTGTTGTTAAAAAGAAAAGAGGTAGAAAACCATCTAAAAAACAATATTTTACATCAGATGTAGATGCAGCTATACAAGAATATTTAGCATCATCTAATCAAGAAGAAAGAAATGAAATATACCGTTCTCGTATAGCATATGCTTTTTATAAATTAGCTGAAAATTTAATCCACACATTTAAATTTTATTATACTGAAGTTGAATCATTAGAGGATTTAAAACACGAAGTATGTTGTTTTTTCTTAGAAAAATTAGATTATTGGAAACCAGAAAGAGGTACTAAAGCATTTAGTTATTTTTCTATTGTAGGTAAAAATTATCTTATATTATATAATAATAACAACTATAAAAAGAAAAAAGCAAAAGCAGACCCTTTAGCTGCAGATGAAGATGCTGGGGTATTACGTCAGTTAGGTAGAGATCAACGTAAACAAGATATAAAAGACTTTATTGATTATTTTACTGAATATGTAGATAAACATATGTTTACTTTATTTAAAAAAGATCATGATAGAAAGGTATGCGACGCAGTAAATATATTATTTAAACGAAGAGAAAATCTAGAAATATTTAATAAAAAAGCATTATACATTTATATAAGAGAGATGACCGGTGTAGAAACTTCAGTAATTACTAAAGTAACTAAAGTACTTAAAAAATTATATAAAAAATTGTATACTGAATACGCTGAAACAGGTTACATAAGAATCTAGTTTTTCCATATTTATAATAAAATAGTATGGATCCATTAAACCAAATATTATTTGACGATAAATCTTTTAGTGATTTATTAAAGGAAATTCATGGTAATCAAAAGAAAAAAGCAAAACAATTAGCTCAACTTATATCTGAATTAAAACCTTTAGTGCAATCATTAGGTGATGCTACTGTTGTAGTTCCATTAATTAAAGAATATATGGAAATAAGTGTTAAAAATGATGACCAATTAATAAAAATGGCTGCTATTGTACAACGCTTATCAACAGGTACAACAAATTCGGGTGATGGTGGATTATTAACAGAAGAAGAAATGGCTCAACTTCAAGAGTTAACTGAAGAAATAGCTAAAACTGTTGAAGAACCTAAACAACTAGAAGCACCTGATCAAAATGGCGATAATTAGATCAAGAAAAAATAGAGAGCAAATATCATTAAATACTGAAAGCAAATTAAAAGCTGTTAGAGTAATTGATATTATATTAGATATAAACCACCCATTAGCATCCGATTATGGTAATTATGATGCTGTAGGTACTATATTTTATGTAGATTTAGAAGGAAATAATCCCGAAATTAACCCAAAAGATGCATCAACTGCTTCTCCTTTATTTTCACATTTAAAATATTATCCTTTAATAAATGAAATAGTACTAATATTATCTACTAATGATAAAAATTTTTATAATGATAAACAAATAACTACATATTATTTACCTCAAATAAATATGTGGGGTCACCCTCACCATAATGCTTTACCAACAGTAAAAGGACTAGAATCAGGACAAACTTTAAATGATTATCAACAAACTGAAGCAGGATTAGTTAGAAAAGTAGAAGATGGTGGAACAGATATAAATTTAGGAAACTATTTTAATGAACAAATTAATATAAAACCATTATTACCTTACGAAGGTGATATGATTTTAGAAGGTAGATTCGGTAATTCTATTCGTTTTGGTTCAACTAATATAAGTAACGATATTTCTAATCCTAATGGATGGAGTAATTCTGGAAATACTGGTGATCCTATTACAATTATAAGAAATGGTCAATCATCGAATTTAGATGAAAAAGGATGGTTACCTACAACAGAAGATATAAATGGGGATGCATCTAGTATATATTTAACATCTAATCAAAGAATTCAAAATTTTAGACAAGCGTCACCTTATATGAATTCTTGGGACGCTGAGTATATAGAACCTCAAACAATAGAACAAGCATTATTAAATCCTACACCTTCATTAAATACAGGAACAGGTTTAACATTATCAGAAGTACAAGCATTAAATAGTAATAATGAATCACCTATAAGTAGTACTCCTACTCAACCAGTTGCTGAACAAGATGAACTACAAGAAGTTGTAAATAATCCTAAAACAATAAATGAATCAGAAGATTCAGTACCAGACCAAGTAGTACAAAAAGACACTGATATACAATTACCTTCTACTTATCAAAACCCAGGTTCTGGTGGTGGCGGCGGTGGCGGTGGTGGAGCTAATATGTTATTTGAAGTAACTAGTAATTAATATGAATATAGAAGAATCCATAGGAAGGTATTTTAAATTAAAACATTTAATTTATTCAAATACCGCTAAAAATAATGGTATTAATAATTTTCCAGGTATTGATAATTCACCTAGTCAAACTGAAGTAATTGAAAATTTAAGATCACTAATGAATATTGTTATTGATCCCATTGTAGATGTATATCCAGATTTAATAATAACTTCTGGATATAGATGTATAGAATTAAATAGTAGTCTAGGTGGATCTAGTACTTCACAACATGTATTTGGTCAAGCAGTAGATATACAAATACCTGGATTAACAACAGCTCAAGTATATAATTATATTTATTATCAAGTAACAGGCTGGGATCAATTAATATGGGAATATCCTGAAAGAGGAGGAGGAAGTTGGGTACATGTATCTTATGGTCCCCAAAATAGAAGAAAAACAACTTTAGCTTCTAATGCAAATACTTATCATGATTTATATGGTGGGTCAAGATATGGATCAAGGAATCAATACCAACATGGTATAACTGATGCAAAAATAGTATAATATGGCTTATAAACCTTTAAACGGAGACATATATCAAGGCAAACAAGTAATAATAGATTCAGATAGATTATTATTTAATGCTCATACAGATGCTATATTATTATTTTCAAGAAAAGCAATCGGTTTTAGCACACAAGGTAGTATTCATTTTGATACAAGTGACCAAAAAGAATCTAGTGAATCATCTGATGCTAGTAAATTTGTTGTAAATTCACCTAATATATACTTAGGTTTAAAAACAGATAACAACTTACCAACTGAACCTGCTTTATTAGGAAATGAATTTGACGAATGGGCTAATGAGTTACTAGATATGATAGATGGATTAATGGATGATATAATATATAATGTAACTTATATGACCCCAGCTGGACCAACAGGTCCTATGTCTACTAATGAAGCTTCATTAAGTTTAAGAAGAAAACAAGTTAAAAATTTAAGAAATAATATACAATATTTTAAAAGCGAAATAACAAAATTATCATAAGATGGCTAAAGA